ACAAAGGAAATCTTAACCTTACCGTTACTGGCGATTTCAATTTGGATGTCGGTGGTAATTATAATGTTAGTATTGCCGGAGATAAATCTGAGGAAATCAAGGGACGACACACAAAAATAGTTGACCGAGATCAGAACTATACGATTCGTGGTGCGCGAGGCGAGCAAGTTGTGGGGATGGCGACCTCTACTGTTCTCGGTGATCAAAATCTGATTACAGCGGGCGACTTGAATCAATTTACTCAAGGCAGCACAGAGATATTGACGGGTGGCAATTTAATCACAACTGCAGCAAATGAATGGGTTGCTGCAGCGTCCACTGCAAATATTACTGCGCGCCATGTAAGTATGATCGGGCACAAAGGTACGATTGGCGGACCTCTGCTCGATTACTACGGTAAAACATATGGCGGTTTTCCTGCGCTCGTCACAAATCTTGCTACTTTTTACGGTACGCTTGTTGGTAAAGCAGCAGATGCTTTCCGCGCTGATTATGCAATGTTCTCTTCACAATCAGGTTTTTCATTAAGTGCGATATCTTCGTACACTTCATTCACTGCAGGTAAACTTGGGCTTACGTTACCTGTGATTCCAGTTCCTCCAATACCTGGTATTATGCCTTTTATACCTTTGCCTAAGACTGCACCTATTCCGATGCCTCATATTGTTGAAATGCAGTTATCGTCGAGTAATTATGGTATTCGAAATGTTACCGTCGATCCAAAACTCAAAGATAAGATTTTGCGCTCTGATGATTATAGCGATCTATTTAACTTTGATCCTACAATTCATGAGATTCGGTCAAAGCTTCGCGACCCTCAACACTTTAACAATGGGCGTTTCACAAGCTATCTTGTCTCGGAAGGTAAATTAAATAAAGACTTCAAGAAAAATCTGCCAAGAAATATTGGGCGTTCTGCGTCTAAGAAAGGCACCGTTCGTTTTGGTACAAATCTACTTGGTAATAATGCTGCAGATAATCGAAGCAAGCGATTCAAGGTGAATAAATGAAAATTCTAGTTGATCCACAATACAATCCAGAGTTCGAAACACGGATTACATCATCAACAAAGATCGGACCAGGTATTACATGCGCAAAGTTTCTGGGCGCGCGTGGTTCTAGAACACAGTTTGAGAAGCTGTATGCTCCTGGTTTTTTTGGCTCTGCTGATCGCAAACAAATTGCCCGTAATCTTGTGCTGCATGCAAATGCAATGAAAGTTGCAATTGGTAGCCCATTGTTTCCTCAACATCGCTTGATCGTTTCTGAAGGGATCTATGAGCCTAATCCTAAGTTTGAAACGCAAGAAATACCTGCGGGTAGCGAAGAAGCAGCAAAAAAGTTAGCAAAAGGAAATGCTGGCGGATCGTATGGTAATGGTCCAGATGGATGGGTTGCTAGAATTCCACTTTACATTGGTGAAAGACCTACGCCGAATAGCGTAAATGATCTTCGAAGAACAGGTAGGTCAATTGTCTATCAATTGATCGACAAAAACGGTAAGACAGATCCACAAAAAACTTTTGATCTTGCGGTATTCTGGAAAGATTACATTGACTATGATAGTCTTATTTTAGACTACGACACATTTGATCCTAGTGGTGAGTTGACTTGTCAAATCGTTTTAAACATGCCTGAAGTTCCTTCGACGTTTGAAGTTTCGTTTGAATACAATCTTGCGACGACCTACAATGGTGAACTTCAGGCATTCAATGAACTATTAGAAATTCTTCCCGACGATTGATATAAATAAAAAGAAAAGGTTTTCACACCTATGTCAAAGATTTTTTCCACAGAAGATGGCAATCTCAATTCTAGTATTCGCGTCGTAAAAGAGCGCGAGTACTCTGATATTGACTTGTCTCTCGGCGCAAGAACATCGACCGATGGTGATGTTTTTCGAAAGACGGATGCTGCTTCTGTAAAACAAGCTGTTAAAAATCTTATAATGACCAATAGGTTCGAAAAACCATATCGCCCTAATTATGGTGCGAATCTTGGTGGTATGTTGTTTGAATTAATGAGTGAAGATGTTGGCGAAGAAATTATAGACAACATTAAAAAGACGATACAAAGATATGAACCTAGGGCAAAAGTTTTAAACATAAAAGTAACAACAACGCCTGACTATAACTCTGTTACAGCAACAATAGAATTTAGAATTGTAAATACAAATCTTGTTGAATCATTAAAAGTTTCTCTGAATCCGACTTCAGAGGCTGTTATTCCTGTTCTGCCTCTTGATACTTCAGACATTATTATCTACGACAATATTATCCGTGCAGAAAATGATAACAGACTTGCAACATATTTGGGCGATCTTCTTCGTCGCGACTTGTTGATTCCGCCTGTTGATGCGTTATTGACAGATCCAGATTCTGATATGATACATGCATTGTTTAATGGTTTTGTTGAAGGGGTGTTGTTAATTGATTCGGCAACGCTAGAAGGTATTCTTACTGTACCAAACGAAGATCAGATATTCTTGCAAAATGGTGCTGATTTTATCATACCACAGCAATCAATTTAATCGGAGTAAAAAATGGCAACCACCATTAAGTCAACAGAACTAGACTTTAATACAATCAAGAACAACTTGAAACTGTTCTTAGCTCAGAAGCCTGAGTTCGCCGACTATAACTTTGAAGCATCTGGTCTGTCGAATCTGTTAGATGTTCTAGCGTACAACACTCATTACAATGCTTTGCTTGCTAATTTTGCATTGAACGAGTCTTTTCTCAGCACAGCACAGCTAAGATCGTCGCTTGTTGGGCTTGCAGGAAGTCTAGGTTATAATGTTGGTTCTAGAAAAGCTTCTTTTGCAGTAGTAAATTTAAGCGTAACAAACCCAAGCAATCCTTCTAGTATGACAATGCCTGCAGGAACAACATTTACGACTACAATCAATAATAAGAGCTATACCTTTCAAACAAGAGATTCTTTGAGAGCGACTAACGATGGGTCAAATGTTTATAATTTCACGCTAGGTGGCAATAGAAACATTCCAATTTACGAAGGTGTTTCAAAAACAAAAACGTTCATTGCAGGTCCTACAAACGAAAACGATACTTATGTGATACCAGTAACAAATCTTGATCTTGACACCGTGGTCGTTAAAGTTTACACCAGTCTTACGTCAAACAACTATTTACTGTACACAAACATTATCAATGCTACAACCATAGACCAAACGTCAAGAATTTATGTAATGAAAGAATCGCCAAACGGCTACTACGAATTGACATTTGGTAACGGTGTGCGTTTAGGGCAAAGCCCTTCTGCGGGCGATAAAATAGAAGTGACTTACACAACAGTGGCAGGTCCTGAAGCGAACGGTGGGCGAACTTTCACACCGACAGGAACACTTGACGGCAGAACAATCAATGTAACAACTACGTCTGTTTCGACTAACGGCTCGTACAAAGAAGAAATTGAATCGATTCGAAAGAATGCTCCTTTCCAGTGGGCTGCACAGAATCGAATGGTGACAGCAGAAGACTATGCAGCACTAACTCTTCGTAATTTTTCGAATGTAATCAATGATATCAAAACTTGGGGTGGAGAAGAACACACCACACCAAAATATGGTACCGTCTTTATGTCGATAGTTTTTGACACTGATGATACAACAGTAATTGAGAATACAAAAAGTTCAATTACGACTTTAGGCAAAGATTTGTCTGTCGCTTCGTTTAATATTGAATTTGTCGATCCTGTCGAAACATACCTTGAAGTTTCTACTGTTTTTCAATTCAATCCAAATCTTTCTTCTCTTTCACAGACGGCGATTGAAGACGCAGTAAAACTTACAATGCAAACATATTTCGACACAAACGTTGGTGGATTTAATCAGTCTTTCCGTCGCTCAAGATTGTTAACGGACATCGATGCAACAGACGATGCAATTCTATCAAGCCGTGCTGATATCAAAATGCAAAATAGATTTGTTCCCAATGCTTTAGCACCTCTGCAGACTATCTATTTCCCAGCAGCAATTTCTGCTCCTGATGATGTTAATAGAATTATTGAATCAGAGACGTTCTTTTATAACGGTAAAGTCTGCAATCTTAAAAATAAGTTAGAAAGTGATGTGTTGCAAGTCATTGAAGTTGCTACCGGTTTGCCTTTGATTGATAATGTAGGAACTTATTCTGCGACAGACGGCACGCTAAGTCTTGTGAACTTTACCGGCACTTTAATTTCTGGTAATCATTTTAAAATCACTGCAATTCCCGCGAATCAATCTGTGATCAACCCTCTGAGAAATAATATTCTTACTTATGATGCTCAAGCCTCTAGAGCAAGAGCCGTTCTCACAGATACTGTATAAATAAGATAACTTCAGATAGAGAATTAAACCATGACAGCATCCGTTACAAATAGCCTAAGATCATATCTGTTGAATCTTTTTAAAAAAGATATTGACAGTGATGGGATTGGTTATTACATTGGTATTTCTAAGTCAGAACCTATCACTGCAGAAGACGCAATTACAACGGCAACGGTTGCTTCTATAAACAATCAAACAAAATTTCGTCACACTCTACAGTCTGTAAAAGTTTTGAGTAATGCTTCGTTTGTTGTCCCCACAGTTACTTGGGAAGCTGACGCTGTTTATGAAGCATACGACAATAATAATCCTTTTCAAACAGATTTCTATGTGGTGAATTCTCTTCGTGAAGTTTTTCTTTGTGTCGAACAGGGAAAAAGACCAGATGGAAGCGCACAGCCTGCGTTCTCAGAGCCAGTAGCATCAGCAGCAAACGGGCAAGCAAAGACATTTAGAACTTCTGATGATTATCTTTGGAAGTACATGTATAAGATGAGCAATCTTGCTTATGGAACTTTTAGAACAGCCTCGTTCACGCCAGTAAAAAGAATTACAAATCTCAGCACAACAATCCCAGAAGAAATTGAACAAATTCGACTTCAAGACAGTTCTGTCGGTGGAGAAATTCTAAACATTGCAATCGACAGTGGCGGCAGAAATTATACTAACGCTACAGTCACCATTGACGGAAATGGAACAAACGCACAATTTGTTGCTGACATTGTAGATAATCGTATCGTAAATATTCGATGCGATTCGAATGGCTTTGGCGGGTATCTGCACGGTTCTGGTTATGATTATGCTAAAGTTACTGTTACTGATCCTAGCGGTGGTGCTGGCGCTAAACTCAGAGCAGTCATTTCACCCAAGCTTGGAGTGACTTACGATCCTGCTGAAACTTTAAAGTCAAGACAATTGATGTTACAAACAGATTTTATTGGTAATGAAAACACATCTATTGTCACAGGCGACACTGAATTCTATCAAGTGGGTATTATTCAAGGGCTTCAAAAATTTGGTGTAGATTCTGCTTTTGTAGGTAATACAGCAAGTGCATTAAAAAGAATGGAACTTACTACTGTTATAGGCTCTTGGTTCGATGATGGGCTGTTTACAAATGCTCTAGAAACAGTTACAGCAAAGATTTTTCATCTTGACGCAAGCACACTTTACTATTATCAAGACGAAGAAACTGGATTTGGTTCTTTCACGGTCGGCGAAGAGCTTGTCAATCCAGAAGGCGGTACTGCAGAGATTGTTACTTTAACAAATCCTACAGTCGATGCTTATTCTGGTGATATTCTATACATAAATACACTTGACACTGCGATCACTCGCGAAAACGCTCAAACCGAAGACATTCGAATAGTTATTCAGTTAGGATAAAACATGGCGACACAATTTACTTCTAGTACGTTATCCGGCATCTATAATGACGATTGGTCAGAAGCCGATAACTATCACCAGATTCTATTCAATAATGGGAGAGCGCTTCAAGCACGAGAGTTGACGCAGCTTCAGACCATAATTTTCAATGAGCTTGGTCGTCTTGGAAAAAACATTTTCAAAGAAGGTGCGACGCTTTCTGCTGGCGGTATTGCAGTAAACGCAGACTATGAGTACATTAAAGTTTCTGCGACAAATGCTGGTGGTGCTTTTGCAAGTATTCCTGTAGGTACAGTTTTTAAGAATCCTAACACAAACGTTGAAGCAAGAGTATTAGAAGTCAAGCCTCGCGATGGCGTCAACTTCATTCTTGATACTCTTTATGTTCAGTATATTAACAGTGGTGCTAGCGCAATTGGCTCGACTCCGACTAGATTTGGAGACGGTGATGTTCTGTTTGATCAGTCTGGCGGTGGTTATCAGATTACAACAGAAACACCAAACGCTACAGGAAAAGGCGTAAGATTTACAGTAGGCGAAGGTGACTTCTTTATCATGGGTCACTTTGTTCACACACAAGAACAATCGCTTATTCTTTCGCCGTACACTGAAATTGCAAATGCAACAGTTGGCTTTAAAGTAATTCAAGAAGTTGTTACTGTCAATGATAACAGCGCACTTTTCGATAATGCTAGCGGTATTGTAAATACAGCGTCTCCTGGTGCTGATCGATATCGTATCAGTCTTGTACTCACAACCCAAGATCAAATTGCTTCTGACGAAACTTTTGTTTTCCTTGCAACGGTCGAAAACTCTAAAGTTACAGAAGAAATTGAAGAGAATGATGCATATAACAAGATTGAAGAACTTGTTGCTCTAAGAACAAAAGAAGAATCTGGAAATTATGTAGTCAATCCTTTTGTCATCAACGTTCAAGATGCAGTAGTTGGTGACTCTAGCCTTGAGCTTGTGGTGTCTCCTGGCCTTGCGTATATCAACGGATATAGAATAAGCAAGTCTTCGTCTACGAAACTTAATATCCCTCGTCCACAGCAAACAGAAACCGTTGCCAACGATGTTGTGCCTATTGTCTATGGAAATTATTTTATTTCTGATAGCAATAGAGGTCTTCCAAATCTTGACGCAACACAAGTAAACGTGTATAATGCTTTTGGTGCCGGCGGCTCAGCTATAGGAACTGCTAGAATACGCGCAGTTCAAAAAGACGGCGCTAATCACCGTGTGTATGTGTTCGATATTAATGTAGATTCTGATCAAAGCTTGCGCGATGCAAAAAGCATTGGTACAGGCGCAACAGACATCTTCAATCTCGTTCGCGAAGCTGACGGTGCTAAGCTTTATGGGGTAACAGATAACGATCTTCTGTTCCCAACTTCACGCCCACGCCCAGAATCTTTTGCTGATGTCATTCTGACAAAACAAATTCATGAAGGTAGCCTTGTCGCTGACGGTAGCGGAATCATTACTCTGCAAACCCTTGCTTCTGGGCAATCTTATACAGACACAACTCTTTGGGTTGTTGCTTCTGCTGATTCTTCTGCAAGGGCTCACACTGTAGGCGCACCCACGAACAGTGGGCGTGACGTTCAAATTTCTGGTCTTGTTGCAGGTAAAACTTACGAGGTTCTCTCGTATGTTCAAAAGACTGCAACAAGAAAAGCAAAGACACTCACCACAGCAACTGCAACCCTTTCTAAGCAAACTGACACTGTTAATAACACCACTTACTACGAGTTTACAGTGCCTGATATCTATGAAGTTGATTCTGCAAAAGCGAATAGCTCGTCGGGCATTAACATGCTTCCAAGTCTTCTTCTTGATGACGGTCAGCGCGATAACTTCTATGCGAAGGGTCGTCTGATTATGAATCCCGCGGATAGCGCACCGCCGAATCTTTTTGTTAATTATCGTTACTTTGCTCGTGGTGCTGGCGGCGATTTCTTTGACGCAACTTCTTATGGTAATGTGCCTGTTGCATACAAAGATATTCCTAATCATGTGCAAAAAGATGGTACGATTGTAAATCTGCGCAACTATCTGGATTTCAGACCTGACGAAACTTCGTTTGGCACAGCGTCTGCTATTTTCGATCTGCCAAGAAATGGTGATAACATCACTGCAGATGTTAGCTATTATCTACCTCGTGCTGACAAGCTTCTTTTGACACAAGAAGGTGAATTCCAACTTCTGTTGGGGCAGCAAGCTGGTAATCCTCAGTATAAACCAACACCTGATAATGCTCTTGAAGTTTACAAGATTTTGTTGAACGCAAACACCCTTGATGAGAATGACCTCAAAGTTACGCCTGTTGAGCATAAGCATTATACGATGGCAGACATTGCCAAGATTGAAGCCAAGCTTGATGATCTTGAAGAGTACACAACACTCAGTCTGCTTGAGCTTGAGCAGAAGCTGAATGCTGCGCTTGACAGTGATGGCATTGAGCGTGTTGAAAGTGGTTCGCAAGTAGACGACTTTAGTGATCAGACTGGTGCTGATACAAAGAATCCTGACTATGCGGCTGCAATCGATCCTGAGAGCAAACTCATTCGCCCAATGATTGACGAAGACAACATTCGTCTCATCATTGACAATACGCTTTCTTCAAATATTCTTAAGAAAGGCGACAACGTTTATATCAACTACGACTCTGCTGAGTGGGCAGTGCAGTCTCTCGCTTCTCGCTCTGTTAAGATCAATCCGTTTGGTCTTGTTGACAACGTTGGTACGATCAAGCTTTCACCAACATCTGATGAATGGAAAGAGTCTGTTCAAGAAGCAGAGAAAGCAGTATCAGGTTCGGGAAGATTAGATCGTAAACAAGCGCTTCTTTGGAACAACTGGTCTTGGAACTGGTTCGGGCGTAGTCTAGAAA